CCTGTTATTTCAATCAATGCTTACAAATGTAGGCAATCTGAACATACCAGCGCAAGTAACTTTATCGGTGAATGCGATATGTGATAAACTTGGATTTTCGCCTGAATTGATGGCAGAAAAAGTTGGCACGTATGAGAACAAAAAGGCTGCCGAAATAGGGCACTATCAGAATGAAACGATACCAACGGCTGCTGAAATGGCAAGGATGTTCAGCGAGATTACAGGCAGAAAAGTTTCGTTTAGTTACAAGCACGTCGCAGTACTTCAAGAAGCCGAAGAACGACAAGTTGACGCCCTTAATAAATCAATAGCAGCATATAGTAAGTTGTTCGGTGATGGTTTAATTACTCAAAACGAATATTTATTAGCGATTGGACAACAACCGCGCGAAGGCGGAGACAAGTACATTACTGAAATAAGCAATGTACCACTTGCGGTTAAGTTTGGCGTCGGTGGCACAACTGCAATTCAGGCTATATTACTCGATGCCACGCTTACACCTGAGCAGAAAAAGGGTATTTTACAGGTGCTGTTTAGCATCAGCGAACAAGATGCTTCATTAATGCTTAATTTATAGGACATGGAACCCGAAAAACCAAAAATTGACAAGCAGGAAATCGTTAAAACGAAAAAGAAACAAATGGATAAAATCGTTGTAAAATGATACAGTTACCGGAATTTAAAAGCAAATCGGATTTATTCGCTCACTTGCGGGCAAATAAAAGCGTATATACTATTGCTAAAAAAGCAGAATTTAAACATGCTGATGCGGTTATATGTTCACCGTTTGCAAGGTTTACACCCGAAGAATCAACAATAAAAGCGTTTGAAATCGGCAGCACAAACACGGCTGATAAAAATATACTGCCGTTATCGCTTGTCATCAATACGACAAATGTACGCGACAGTCATAAGGATGTGCATATTCCAGGATTGTGGAAAAAGACATTAACGGAGCAAAGAAACCTGATGTTGTTACAGGAACACCGGATGCAGTTCGACAAGATTATAAGCGATAAGGTGCAGGCCTTCACCCGTGAAATGATGTGGAACGAATTAGGCGCTTCATACATGGGAATTACACAGGCGCTTGTATTCAATGTTGACGCTGAAAAAGACCGCAACCCATACATGATTGAACAGTACGAAAAAGGCTATGTAAAGAACCACAGCGTTGGTATGCGTTACGTTCAATTGTTTTTAGCAATGAAATCTGATGACCGTCGCGACATTATCGAACGCGAAACATGGGAAAAATACGCCTCACAGGTTCACAACCTTGCAGAGTTTGAAGAAGATGAACCGTATTTCTGGGCAGTTACCGAAGCAAAATTAGTTGAGGGTTCAGCCGTACCCATTGGAAGCAATCAAATTACACCCACTTTAATAGTTGGACAGCCGAAACAAATCACTGTCGAGAATGAGCCGCCCGAAAGCACTCAGGAAAAAGCGATTGATTGGGACTTGATAAAACAGCAAATAAGTATTAATTTAAATCGTTAAAAAAACAATGACAAACGAAGAAAAAGCGATTTTCGACAATATTATGACGGAAATCAAAGCAAATCAGCTTACTGCCGAAAAAGTGCAGGAAATGATTAAAAATTCAGGACTCGTAGACACTAAGGCTATCGAAGACATGAAAGCCGAAATTAAGGCTATCACAGACGCACAAGGTCTGAAAATTACCGAAATGGAACAGAAAGGCGAAAAAGCCGTACCCGTTACTATTCGCGAACAAATCAAAGCCGGACTGACAGAAAATGCCGAAGGACTGAAAAAACTGAAAACAGAAAAAACACAGTTCAGTTTTGAAGTTAAAGGAGTTGGCACAATGACAACTGCCGCATCTGTTACCGGATACATCCCACAGGCTCAACGCATCGCCGGATTGAATGAAATTCCACTTCGCACCCCGCTGCTGATTAACTTATTGCCGAATGCAAGCACGACCTCAAATAGAATTGAATGGGCGTATGAAGTTGCCGGCGAAGGTGGCGCAGGCGGTACAGTTGAAGGTAACAAAAAATCACAGATTGATGCCGACTTTAAAGTAGGCGCTGAAAACGTTATCAAACGTACCGTGTTTGTGAAAATCAGCGAAGAAATGCTTGGCGACATTGACTGGATGACCTCGTACATCGAAAATCGTCTGCTCGGTATGCGTCTCGCACTCGACCTCGAAGACCAAGTTCTTAACGGTACAACCTCTACCAGTTCGTTGCACGGTATAATTGAACAATCAACCGCGTGGGATGCCGGCACTTTCGCTTTAACAATTGTTGAGGCAAACGAATTGGATGCCGTTATGGTTGCTGCTAATCAGGTTATGATTGCTCACCACGTGCCGAATCTCATCATCATGCACCCGTCTGACATCACCAAATTGGCTCTTACGAAAGACAAAGATGGTCAGTACCTGTTCCCATCATTTCAGTTGCCTTCAGGTAAGGAAATCGGCGGAATACCCGTGCTGAGTTCAACAGTTATGACAGCCCGCAAATTCGTTGTTTGCGACAGAACAAAAGCCACGATTTACAACCGCGAAGGCGTGAGAATCGAGGCCGGTTATGACGGAAACGATTTCACCTACAATCTGCGCACTATTCGTGCTGAAGCTCGTCTCGCCCTTGTTATTGAAACCAATGACAAAACGGCATTCATTTACGGAGATTTCGACACTGCGATTGCAGCATTGACCAAAGTTCAGGCTTAATTATTAACTTAATAAAGAAAAATTGAAATGAAAAAGTTATTCGTTTTACTCATTAGCCTGATTGCCTTGTTCGCAACCTCACAGGCTCAAATGTTGTCCACTACAATGCCGCCCGCTCAAACATGGGCGAATGTTTCAACAAATTACACGCTTACCGATTCGACAGCGTCGTACTGGTTCATATCTGCTCCCAAAGACTACTACACAGCGCAAGCCGTTGTAGTTGAATTGGACAGTCTAAGCGGAAACCATACAAACGTAGCCGTTCAGTTACAAGGCCGTTACAGTTCAAGTTCAGCAACTTGGAACAATATCGGTTCTGCTGTTAACTGGAAGGGTACAACTGCTGATACTACTATCGTTATCCTGAATACTACTGAAAACGGTTACAGAGAGTTTAAACTTTTGTTTACCGGAACAGGCAAAGGAACTACGAGAATCGACAACATGCAGTTCAAAATGTGGTACGGTTTACCGTAGTAATTTAAAAAGCAAAAACTATGTTGGTTAAAAATGTGGATACAGGGATAATTCAGGACTTGCGCTACGATGTTGCAATGAGGTTGGTCGAACGTGGTTTGTATGAACATGTCAATGTTAAAGAACACGCTGAAGAAAAGCCGAAAGCAGCACCGAAACGCAGTCCGAAACCTAAAAAACAACAGTAAGAATGTTTATCGACCGTACATATTTCAACTTTGGCGTTGCAAGTCTGCCCGACAGCGATGCAGTTAACAACATCTTATCGAACCAGTCATTTATTGACAGGTGTGAAAAAGACATATTAATGAAACTGCTCGGGCGGACTTTGTACAATGACCTGATTATAAACAAAGACACTACCGATACCTCAAATAAGTGGTATAAATTCATTTACGGCAGTACTTTTACCGTCGATGGAATTACGCTAACTTGGCCTGGTATTGTCAACGCTGAAAAAAGGTCGTTTCTTGCTAATTACGTTGCGTGTGAAGTCCTGAAGCAATTAGAGTTTACTCTATCTGACACAGGCATGAGCAGGCAGCAAGCACAAAACGCTGATAAGGTTGGAATGATGCCGCGTTATTCTAAAGTATGGAATGACATGGTAAGAATGTACGGAGATTGTGGCATTTACGCTGAATCAGCCTATAACTACCTGTTAATGACTGATGACGTTTTCGATGGATGGGTGTTTACAGAATTAGCAGAATTAACGAGCAATGGAATTTAAGCCTAAATATTTGGTTGATATTCTCGGTGAAGTTATCGGGCGTGTTCGTTATAAAATGAACGAGCAAAACCTGTTGACCGGAGTTGATAAACCGTATTTTATTTATGACACA